CTGCGAGATCGACCAGGTCACGCCGTCGACGCTCCCCTCGAGGAAGACCGATTTGCCCGCGAGGTTGTGGCCGCGATCGAGCGCGACGAAATCAACGCCGCGCGCCGCGGTGAGATGCACACGCACCCACGTGTCCGCACCGCCACCATCGCTTGCCGGTGACCACCAGGTGCGCTCGCGCCGATAATCACCGACGCGCAGCGCTTCGCGTCCGGCGACTTCGGTGATCGCGCTCAGCGTGGCGCCCGGGTAGAGCGCGACGACGTCGAAGACGTTGTCCACGAACAGCAGCGGCGTCTGGATCGCCACCGCTCAGTTCCCCCGGGGATCAAAGCCGTTGGTTGGTGGCACGTAGATTGGGCGATTCGTAATCCGAGCGCGCTGCAGCTGATAGCTCGCGATCTGAATGTTTTCGCGGTTGTACGGATCGGTCGTGAACAGGTTCACGATCACCGGGCTGCCTTCGCTCCGCTCCTTCGTCGCGTAGGTGGATCCGACGGCGGATGCTGCACCCCCACCCCCACCGCCGCCGCCGCCGGACCCACCACCACCGAGCGACTCGCGCGCGCCGAGCGCCGCGGCCGCGCCGAACTGCACGGCAGCAGCGCCATGCAACGCGGCGCCACGGAAGTCACCGATCGCGAGCGATGCGATCGCTTCAGCGCCCTCGGTCGCCGCGCGCACCAAGGCACGTGCCGCCTCGGCGCCGACGACGACGCGACGCAGGTTCTCGCCGAACGTGCCGACGGCCTTCAGCGTTTTGTCATTCGTGCTGCGGAGAATGTCAAAGATCGTTTTCGCGTTCTCGTTCGCCTGGCGCGCGGTCTCCCGGTAGAGCAGCCGCTTCTTTTGCTCGGCGTCGAGCGTCGCGTTGTAGACGTCGCCGGTCCGCTGGATCTCCGCGCGGCGTTCGAGCTCGATCTCCTCCAGGCGGCCCTGAATGCGATCGGTGAGCTTGTCGCTCCCCTGCAGTCGACGTGCGGTGTTCGACTGCAGGACGATCTGCTGCTCGATCCGGAGTTGCTCGCCGAGCGAATGCGAGATCGCATCGTTCTGACGCAGCAGCTCGTCCCGCTGCACGATCTCCTCGCGATTGAGTTGGATGATCTCGCCGCTCGACGAGCGCCGGCGAAACTGCTGGTCAATCTCGACCGCGCGCTGGAGACGCTGCGCTTCGTTCGCCTGGAGCTGCAGCTGAATCTCCGTCTTCTTGCCTTCGGCGCGGTCCTTCTCGATCTGCTCTTGGTAGCTGCCGAGCGAGATCTGCGCATTTCGTTCTGCGCTCCGCGCGGCGCGTTCATTGTCCGCCTGCTCATTCGCGAGCGCGATTTCCTTTTCGCGATTCGCGTTGATCTGCGCGATGATCTTCGCGCGCTCGGCGCCGTGGAACTTGATCTCCTTCGCGTGCTCGATCTCCTTGTCGGCTGCGCGATTGATCTGCTCGAGGCGCTGCGCGAGGTCCTTGCCGGCGAGCGCATCATCGAGCCCTCTGCCCTTTGAGGCGAGATCGGCGAGCTCGTTGTTCAGCTCCTTGGTTTTCTTTTGAAAACCATCAAAGATTCCGTAGGCGAGCGCCCCGAGCTGGACGATGAGACCGAGTGCGGTGGCGCCGGCGGCGATCTTGGCGTTGGTCGCCACGGTCGCCAGCCCGACAGAGAGATTGCCGACGGCGGTCGCCATTCCGGCGATGCTCCCCTGGCCACTGACTGCAGCTTGCGCGAGGATGCCCAGCGCATTGGTCGCCGTGCGCGCTTGCGGCGGGATTTTCCCGACCGCCGTCGCCGTCGCGTTCGTCTGCTGCGCGACCGTCGCTTGAGCCTTCGCTAGCGCGGGCGCCTTCGCGACGGCGGTTGCCTGTGCGGCGGTCGTGGCGTTCGTCGCCGCCGTCAGGTTTGCCGATGCCTCGGACGCCACATTCGTCGCAGCGGCCACGGTCGCTTGCGCAGTCACTGTGGCCGTCGCCGCCGCGGTGGTCGCCGCGGCCTGTTGCTGCACCGCGGTCGACGCAGTCGTTGCCGCCGTCGCCTGCGCGGCGGCGAGTTGCGCAGCCTTTTGGAGATCGCCCCCCGATGCTTGCAGCGCGGCGTTCATCTGCGCCGCGGAAACGGTCAGCTTATTCGTTCCCGCGGCCGCGGTGGTCGTGGACGCGCCGACGGCAGCCGCAGCGGCATTCGTTTTATCGAGCTGCTGTGTGACCTTCGCCGACTCTTGTCCGAGGGCGCCGAGATCCGAGCGCGCGGCACGCGTTCCCGACAGCTCGGCGGACGTGGTGACTGCAATCGCAATGTTCTCGCTCGCGCTTGTGCCCATCGTCCGGATCCGGCCTCATTCGGTGTCGGTTTGCTTCTTCAGTGCGGCGAGCAGTTTCGTTTCGACTTTGCCTTCCACCTCGCGGATCGCGCCTATGAGCTCGAGGTACCGCGCGGGTTGATCACTTAGGCCGCCGCGCACCAGCAGAAAACCGTCGCGATACGCGGGGTAGTAGACGTCGGCATGGCGATCGACTTCCTCGACGATCGGATCGCGCTGCTCGCGCGCGAGTTGAATCGTTCGCACCGGGCACCGCTCGAGCGGTGCACCGGTGATGAGATTCTCCGTCCAGAGATTCGTCGGCGGTCCGTCATGTCCGAGTTGCGCCTTCAAGCCGGGATGGGCGTCGCAACGCCGACAGGTGTAGAGCTGCTCGTCTTCGCTGAGGTGTCGCCCGAGCTGGATGTGCGCTCGGGCGTTGAGGAGTTTTTTACGGCTTCCTCATCCACGCCGAGCGTGCTGCGTCTCCAGACTTCGTTCCCGAGCTCGAGCACCGCGTCGTCGTCGAGCAGCTCGAGATAGCGCCGGCGCTCCTCGCGATCACTCGGCCATGGCTGCGAGTTGCCCGCCGGGAAATTCTCGATCGAGACGATGTGTTTCACCGCGATCTCGCCGGCGCTCTCGTACACGCGCCCACCGAGTGTCATCGCATCGCGCACCGCCGCGCGCTGCGCGTATGTCATCGGCGACAGCGTGAATCGCGATTGCTCGGACGGATCGAGTGTGCGATCCGCCTCGAGCACATACGTCCAGGCCTCTGCGGGCCGCTTCTTCGCTTTCGCCATCAGTCGAAGAGCAGCGAGAGCTCGCGCGTCGCCGCACCGGACGCGCCGGTGCCGAGCGATCCCGCGAGATCGTAGATGGAGACGCTGCGATCGGCGCCGGCCTTCGGTGCGCGCAGCGACCATTTGCCGGTGAGCACCTTCAATCGATTCCCGACGACAGTGCCGATCTGCCAGTTCGTCGCCGGGACAAGTGTACCGGCAGACTTCGACAGCGTGAACGGATCGAACGTCGCGAGGGCTGGCACCTCGATCTTCATCGTCTGCTCGGTCTTGCGATCGCTGACGGTGAATCCGATCAACCCATCGGTCGCACCGGCCGACGGGCGATCGACGATCGTTGCCTGCGTGTCGATCGCGGCGGTCTTGATGACCAGCGGATCCGCATCGGCCGATGTCCACGCGCCGATCGCGGCCGCGGCGGAATGGAACAGCGGTGGCAGTACGCTCGAGAACGCGAGCGTCGGCAGCGCCGTCTCCGTCGGATCGGCGACGAGGCGGCCGGTGATCTCGAATGTGAGCAGACCGCGCTTCGACGCGTCGGCCGAGAGTTTCATCGTCGCCGCGGCGCCGACGAGCTTGAACAACTTGCCGATCGACCAGCAGTAGAGCGATGCGGTCTCCATGCCGGTGTCGAGCGTGTTGTACCGCACCGAGACGCCGGCAGCCGTCGTCTTGCTAAAACCCGACATGCGGAGCAGCGCGTCCGATTCCGGCGTCGAGCCGGCGGTGCCGCCGCCTTTGACTTCTGTCGTGATCGTGATCTTGCCGAAGCGACCGGCCGCCGTCGTGCGATCGGCGTTGATCAACGTGCCGTTCTGCACGTCGTCGCGCGTGCCCGGTTCGAGATAATCCATCTCGAGATAGGGAATGCCGACGGTCTGCACAGCGTCGACGGCGGGATCCGGCACGGCGTCGACGCCCGACGTCGCCTCGATCTTCACCGCTACGCCATAGATGCGCTCGCGATATGGGCCAGGCATGGCTTACCCCTGCGTGGGAGTCGGCGCCGGCAACTCCGGCGCTTCGGGATCGTCGACGATCGCCGGATCCGGCGGGGCGACGTCGGCGTGGGCGGCCTGCGCCATCAGAGCGTGGCCGTCGGTGTTCGGTCCGACCGCGACCTCGATCGTCATGCGAAACGGATTCTTCGTCTCGCTCGAGGCGGCGTTCGTGTCGCTGGGAATGGATTTCGGTTTACTCATGAACGCTGCGCTCCTCGATCTCGAGAGTGGCGAGGAAGCCCGACGAGGCCGGGGCGTCGAACTCGCCGAACACGAACTGGATGGGATCGACGACGTCGATGATCGTGCCGTCGTGCGCGTCGCTGTACGCACGCAGGCCATCGACCACGCGCGCGAGCGCGACGGCGCCGATGGTGATGTTGTCCTGCAGCACATCGGTCTCGGCGTCGAACCACTCGATGCCGAGCTCGATGAAGCTCTTACCGTTGCGATGGGTCGCTTGCTTGACGTCGGAGCTCCAGGATTTCGGCCGGAGCATGACGTTCGGCGCCGTCGTCGGCTGCAGATTCGCGGCGCCGCTCAGCTTCCACTTCACGAAGTTGAAATCGTCGCGGACGCGCTCCGGCTTGTCGGCCATGCCGGCGAGAGCTCGCACCGCCGGCGCGAGACCGACGACGTCGTCCTTCAAACAGTCGCGAATCGTAGCGATGACTTCGCGAACGCTCATCCGACCCTCGAGCGCCGTTGCGCATTCGGATCACGTCCGGTGATCCAGAGACGAATCGGGTGCACGATCGCCGTGCGATCGTCCGCGGTGAGCAACACCGGCGCACGGCGCGGCAGCCGCGTTCGCGGTGCGCGCGACTGGTGATACTTGAAATACGGCGTTTCCTGATTCGATACGACATAGCGCAGAGACACCGGCGTCGTGACGACCGCGGCGCCTTCGCCGATCGTAAGCGCGCGCATCAGCTTGCCCGTGCGCTGCAGAATCGGATGCGCCGGCGGAAAGCCCTGCCGTTTGCGATCGGCCTGTGTGCGGGGCGCCAGCGGCGCCCACGGTGCGCCGGTGCTGCCGCCTTCCGTCGCGAACGCCTTGGCAACAATGCCGCGGAAAATGGTGACCACCGTTGGCCACACCGGCGTCAGATCGCGCGTGCGATCCTCGATCCCCTGCAGCACTCGATCGATCACGACTTCGCCTTCGACGCTCAGGTTGATTCTGAACATCAGAACCTCCCGCGCGACGAGGGATCGAGATCGACGTCGGTGATCAGCAGATCGCGCGTCGGCAATCCACTCGCACCGAGCGACGTGACGACGCGTGGCGAGGCCTCGCCGGTACCGACGGCTTGCGCGTCCAGCAGCAGCAACGCATCGAGCGCCGTCTTCGCGAGCAGATCGTACGGACGCACGACGACGTCAACGTCGGCGGGATTGCGGCCGGCGTACGCAACGCGCAGCGCCTGTGCTTTCGCGGACTCGATGACATATCGCTCGGCGAGCGGCGCCGCGGTGTCCGTGTCGAGCGGTGTTGTTCCGGTCTGATCCTTCAACTTCAACGTGACGGCGAGATCGGCGGCCGCGATGAAGCTCGCGACGAGTGTGTCGCTCGGGAGTGTCGTCGCGGTAAAGCCCCCGGGGAAAATCCCCGGGAGCTCCGCGGCGATGTCCGCCGGCAGGACGCCGTACGTGTCGGCCACGATCTACTTCTTGGGCGGAGTCGGCGGCGTCGGCGTGGACGGCGTTGGCGAAACCGCCGGCGACGGCGACGCAGCACCGGGATTTCCGGGGGGGCCAGACTGCGTCGGTGTTCCGCCGCCGGCGGTGGTGCCTCGATCGCCGCCCTGCGTGTTCACGGGCGCATTCCGCAGGCGACGTGCGCCGGATCCGGCGGCATTCGCCTCGTTGAGCTGATCGGCGGTCCGCTCCGCGGTTTCGGCGCGCTCGGCTTCGTGCTTCTTGTCGATCTCGGCCAGGCGCGCGTCGCGCTCGCGATTGAGCTCGGCCTCGACGTTCGCCCGCTCGGTGCGTCGTTCGATCTCGGCGTCGCTCGCATCGAGCTGCGCGGTCGCCGCGACGTCGCGCGCTTTCCGTGCGGCCGCGGCGTTGTCGGCTGCCTGGATCTCGTCCGCGGTGGCCGAGCGGACGAGCTGCCGTGGCAGCTTGCTTGCCTGCTCGTCCGTGATATCGAGCTCGGACAACAACCCCGGGCCGACGCGCTTCGTCGGCAACGGATCGCCCGCTCGTTCGGCCTTCTTGCCGGTCGGCACGTCGACCTGTGCCGTCAAGAACTTGTATTTGCGATCGCTCATGATGACGTCTCCGAAGGATCAGAAGTGGGGCTCGCGACTATACGAGCGTGTTCGTGATGAGCGCGCCCGCGAAGTTCGCGGTGACTTTCGCGTCGCGCTGTTCCGCGGCCTCGACCCAGTCGCCGCGCTGACCTTCATCCGCCATGCGGTATTGCCGGATCTGGATGTCCTGGCCGCCCGTGAGATCGCGATACGCGAACTGGCGCGCGAAGGACATGAGCTCGAGGTCCGAGCTGTCGACGATGCCGACCCACACGTTCTCGCCCCACAGACTCGTCCGGGCGATGCCGGTCGAGATGTCGGCGGACGCGCTTTCGGGACCGCTGCCAGCGAACTGTCCCGTGCCGATGAGGAATCGACGCACGCCCAGGAGCGCCGCGAGAATCTCCGGCGTCGTCACGCCCTGCTGCGTGTATTTGTAGTACTCACGAATCGCCGAGTTATAGCGAATCGCCTTGTCGAAGACCGCCGACGACATCGCGATATCGACGGCGCTGCGCGGCATGCCCGTCGCGTTCGTGACGAGCGTGATGCGGCTCTCGAGATCCGTGATCGGCTGCACCGTATTGATGACACCAACGGCGTCCCATTCGGCGCCGCCTGCCTTCGCGAGCACGTTGCCGGCGGGATAGTTGCCGGTTGTCGTGAAGAGCGTTGCGATGCGCGCCTCGCGCGCGATCTGCGTCGCGAGCGTGACCTTCGTGGTGACGCGGCGCTGGCGGGTGCGTCCGTTCGGACGATTGGGATCGGTGTCTCGGTCCAACAGCGGATGGCGGATCACGCGCATCTCGGTGTTGAACGTGTCTTCCGACTCGCGCGAGCTGATCGCATTCGGGATCGCGCCATGCGCATAGGTGTTGTCGACGGTGTAGAGATTGTCGACGCCGAAAACGCTATATTTGCCGCTCTCCATGTCCACCGACGTCACGGGCGCGATCTCGTCCGCGATCAGCTGCGGCTGACGAAACTCGCGCGCGATGTTCTGCATCCACTGCGGCGTGATGACGGGGGCCCGTAGTCCTTCAGCCATTGATCAAGTCCTCTCTTTGAGTGTTTGAGTGATGGCGTGGGATTACGGCTTGATGCCGTAGCGGATCTCGACGGTCACGAGATCGCCCGCAGCCAGCGCGGCTTCCCGCGAGATGGCGATGTACGGATTCGTCGAGACCGCAGCGACACCACGGCCCGTCGCATCGGACGTGATTTCGACGTCGGCCGCGAACGCGGCGCCGGCTTCGACGCGCACCAATTCGCCTGGCCGGTGCGCCACGCGCACCGGCTTATCGACGGTCGCCTGGTCTTCTTCGCTGATGCCGACGCCCATGATGGTCGCCGCGGTGTTGTGGATGACGTGATCCTTGTCGGCGCCACGCTTCAGAATGCGGCATGAGATGACGGCCGCCCCGACGCGGTATGCGCTGGGGAAGAGTGCGCCCTTCGGTCCAACAGCAGGCATGTGAGCCTCGCAGAGAGTGTGATCGGTGAAATGCGGTTAGCGGGTGGCAGCCAGCTGTCGATCGGCTTTCTCGTGCGCGAGGTTGCGCGCGGAGAACGCGTTCGTCTTGCGGAGCT